CCAACTGACAACAAGGTCAATACGGAACCGATAATTTCGGTGAGAGTGGCTGCATCGATGATGCCTTTGGCGACGAGTGTACCACCGATGAAGGTCAAAAGGTGGCGAAGGAGAGCGATGACTGCTGATTTCATAAAAGGGAGTTTTGGGGTTTCGGGTGTTTCGGGGTTGCGTTTGCGGAATAGTCTCATAGTGATTTGTGTTGGTGGTAGTCCTCGGTGTATTGTTCCTCCCAACCTGCAAAGGCGTGGACACCGCAAGGTTCGGGCCAAGTTTCGTACTGGGTGGCTTCCTTCGGTGCGTCGCCCTCCCAAAGGATGTCGTAGCACACAAGGCCATCCAAGACCCCAAGGTCCACCGCAGCGGTCGTTCCTGTGCATAGAGCCAGCACCTTGTCAGCGTCGGCCTGCTTGGGGAATGCGTACTTGCGGAAGGTAGCCATCGTTACAGGGTTGTAAGCGACTGGAGTTCAGCGTTGGTTAGGCGGGTTGAGTAGATGGCGACGGCACGGATGCGGTCGTTGTAGAACGAACCAAAGCCTGCGACAGAATCTTGCGCTCCTATTGTCAACTGCGTGGCGTTGTGAACAGTTGATGCCACTGCGGTGGCCGTGGCGATGATTGAGCCGTTGAGTGCGACGACGATGCCACTTGCAGCAGCATTGAACGCAAAGGCCATTTTATTGATACCTAATGACATTGCTGGCGATGACGTTACATCAAAAACCGATGTTCCGCTTGCATTGATTAGACGGCATCTCAAACTTGCTCCAACCGTGTCGATTCTAATCTGCCCCGACCCTGCCGTTCCAGCAATTTGAAATGACACGATTCTGCCCGTTTGCTGATTCCTTGAATCCACCTCGGCATAAATCGTTCCCTCTGTCTGCCCGATGCAGCCGCTGACTGCGCCGCCTACCGAAATAACGTCTGCGTTGCGGGTTACCGCTGCGGTATTTGTGGGGATGTAGGAGGTGGCTACGGAGCCTGTTTCCATTTGGCCTCCCCACGCATAAATAAAATGAGTGTCAATTCCTGAAAAACTCTGCTCTCTCGCTGAATTATCCGCCGTAATAAGTCCCGCAAAAAAACCACCACCAGTCCCCGAACTATTGCAAACGGCTGTTGTGATACATCTATACCATCCATTCCCCATAGATTGAATGGACGCAGTAGCACCTCCACCCGTTGATGTAACTGTTCCCGATGCTAAATTGAAGTTTGCAAAAGGCAATCCCGTAAACCTTGACGAAGAAAAAGTTGACTGCAACCTTTGGCCTTGTGACCCGCTTCCCGCTTTTGCAAACACCGATTGCGTGTAGGTTGTGCCTGACGCAAAAGTGATTCCATTTGGTGAATCGTTGCTAAGTATTTGGTGAAGGTTGGTGCTATTATCAGGAAAGATTTGGTCAGCCGTGTTGCCCCCTGCGGGGTCAAGCGTTCCTGTTACATTATTTGTGACCGTTGACTGTCGTAGCAAATAACTATTTGCCGTGGTGAATTGTTCGCTATGAAAGACCAAGTTCGTCGCCGCAGGCTCCACAAGCAACGCAGGACACCCCGTCACGCCGCCGCTGGTGTAGTAGTCCAAGCGGGGGATTCCCGACGCTACGGATTCCAATAACCCTGCCGAGGTAAACCTTGTCGCAGTTGTGTTGCGGGTAACGGTGAAGTCCCCCGCCCCGCTGGTTGGGATTTGGGAGTACAACTTCCCCGTCTTGAACCGGGCGGGGACTATCAATAAGGAAGGCGTGGGCATATTAGAAATTGAATATTACGGCGAATCGGGCTTGCAGGCAACCGCTGACGGCGGCCTCTGCCGCTGCTGCCCCGTCCGTTGTAGCACGGGCGTTGAAGGCATCCCACGCAAGTTCTGCGGGGGTCTTGCCCATCACCATGGAGCGAGGGTAGCCGTAGCCGTAGCCTATCAGCATGGTTAGAGGAAGGTGTAACCGATGACGCTACCCACGCTGGGAGTAACGGCAGTAATCTTGCCGCCGTTCCTGCCGCTGATGACGATGCCAGCGGACACGGACTTGCCGCTCAACGAGTAAGCGGTCAGCAGGTCCTCCCCTCCCGAACCCGTCAAGGTCGTGAAGGTTGCGGCGGCATTCACCACGATGAAGTCAAATACTTGGCCCGATACCGCAGCGTCCACGAATCGCATGGAACCGCCCTGACCGAGCATTTGTTGAAGAATAGGAGTAGGCATTTTGTTTGGTTGCTTTAGGGTAAATGTAGGTTAGGTCGGAATTTCACAAACGGAGTGAGAGTACGGCAGTTGGAACGACAAGGTAGCCACCCATCCCGCCGTGCGGTCATCTCGGCTCTCCACAAACCTCGTAAGGCTGACGCTGGTAGAAAGGGTCCACTCTTGCGTCGGGTCGTTTGTAAGGGCTGAAATGAAGTCCTGTGCGATTTGCAGTTGGTCGCTCAAAACCTCGTCTTCGTTGTCTTGCCAGCCCAGCGTCGGGCTTCCCGAAACCACGCCACCCATCGTGGCAATGGATTCCACTCGGTCAGAAAAATAGACACCGACCACAAGAGCCAAAGTCCCAGCATCCGTGCTCGCTGACTGAACATCTGCAAAGACGAGCGGATAGACGATTCGCTCACGGCTTGGGGTGCGGAGGTTGATGGTGTTGTCCGTTCCGATTGCAATGGGGTCGCCCGTCCCGAAGGAGTTGACCTGCGGATGAGCATTTGCAAGAGCAAGGAGTGCTTGCTTTATTCGTATCCAAGACATAGGCTTGTAGTTTCAAAATGTTTTTAGAGTGCGCTCCCATAGGTTTCAGCAGTTGGAGCAGTAGGGGTCGTATGGCCATGGGCGGTCCAGTCCAGCACCACGGCGCAGGGTTCTTGCATCCAATGCCATCCCCGTGTTGTAGTTCGTGCCGTTGGGGTAGATGGTGTCCAATGCCGATGGCGGGGAGTTAAAGAGCGGATAGTTGGCCTTCTGCTCCATGAGGTAGCGGGTAATCCTTTCGGAATACCACTCGGCATCGTTCTTGACTTTGTCCGTCAAGCGGGTAATCTCGTCCATGCTCATTTGGCTGGATTCTTCGCTGGTTCTGCGGACCATTCCTTTGTTCATGTACTTAAAGGCAAGCACCATGGGCAACTCGTAGTAGAGCCATTGCACCATAGCGGGTTGGATGTAGTCCTCCAGCAGGGTGGTGTTCAGGGCCGTGGTCGTGCCGCTCACCACCTGCGTCACCATTTCGCTATAAAGAGCAGACCCAACGATAGGCTGAATCCGCATCTCTTGGACCTTCACGATGGTGGGCCGAATCTGCGTAAAGGAAACATTCTCGTTGATTACGGAGTTGTCCAGCAGGGTTTGTTCGCTGATAAAGAGTGCCTTCATGCTTTCGTGATTTTGTTGCCTTTGCGGATTACAATTTGCTGCTCCCATACATGGCGGCATTGGGGGCGGTTCACTCCGCTAGCGGTATGGTACCACCCGCCTCTGCGATTCCATACGCTATAGCCCATGATGTTGGAGATGCCGTTGATGTCGTCACGGGTATAGACCTTGCCTTGGTCAGCCAAGTCCAGCATCACCTTGCAGAACTCACGACTGGTCTTCTTATCCTTGTTGCTGAAACCTGCGGCCCAAGAATATTTGTAGCGTACTTCCAGCACGGGTTCATCCGTTGGCTTGGCTCCTTCCTTGGCGATTTGGTCCACCGCTCTTGCGATGGGGTAACGGTCTTTCGTAATCAAGTAAGCGACCCGCTTGGCGACCTTCGCTTTGCTGACCCCGAACTCCTTGGCCATTTCTTCCACCGATGCGTCCCGATTCTTCTTGCGGTAGGCTTCAATCTTTGAATCCAGTTCCTTCTCTTCCTCCCCAAGTTCAGCGAAGGCTTGACGCACTTGGTCGTCTAAGTCGGTGTCAAACCGCATGGGCTTGGAGTGCATGACCACATAGTCGTCTGCGCTGCTCCCAAACTTGCTTGCGACCACCTCCAAGACCTTAAATTCCTCGTCCCCCCATCCGTAGTCCTCGGTGTCTTCTTCGCCCCATTGGGGTTCGCTGAACGCCTGCTCCTGCACGCCAAGGAGGGTGTTCACTTCTTCGGGGGTCAAGCCGAATCCAGCGGACAGCATCGTGCGGGCCATCTCCAAGGTGATTTTTTCTTGGGCGTAATGGCGAACGATTCGCATGAGGTTTTGGTACTCACGGCCCGACAACTTCTTGATGTTGTCGTTGCCCATGACCACGGGTGTTTGCGGAACCTCGTCGGGTTGGGGATTGGGTCCCACCACATCGGCAGGTTGTTTTTCCAATGCAGGAAGGCCCGCTTTTTCCCGCAGTTCTTCGGGGGTCATAATGGTGAGCAGGGCTTGCTCACTCAGTCGCTCGGTAATCGGCTCCACGGGAATTAACTCCATCCCCTCCACGCCATTGAACGACCCCAAATAGTTAATCATCCGCTCCACCTTGCGAACTCGGTCGTTCACATAGGTCGCCTTGAATAGTTCATACGCCTCAACCAGTTCCTGCCGTCCTCCCAGTTGGCCTTCGGTCTTCACGCCGAATAGCATCGGATTCACGACACGGTGGCTGATGAAGATTTCCGACTGGATGGCCTTGTTCAAAATTTCGAACTGCTTGTCCATGTCGGACGGTGTCAACGGTTCCAAGGTGGGAGCCTTGGACACATCATCATTAAAAGTCACAACGAATCGGCCCGCATTGTCGGTCCCGCTGAACTTGCGTTTAATCTGCCGCTCAATGTCGCCTTGCTCTTCGGGCGTTGGGA